TACGGAGTCCAGGGAGCAGTGGTTACAGACCGATGGTGTCGCTATTCGCGGCACTTGGGATGTGACCACACTGATGACGGTTAGAGTCCACTCCAGGTGGTTACCTGGATCTGGATTCGAAGCCATGTCAGCTCCATCGGAAATGCGTGCACTCGCCCGACGTGCGGTTCTCGGTCTCACATTGGATAATTCAACCCTTTGGGAGACCATGCCGTGGTCGTGGCTAGTGGACTGGTGCACAACCACTGGTGACTGGTTTAAGTCACAGCGGAACATTGTGCCAGCTACTCTCAGTGACGTTTCTGTCATGAGACACACTAAGACGACGTACTCTTGTACTCCACCAACATCTCCTGATTGGGGTTTAACCCCCTTGAAGGTAGTCAGGGAGGACAAGACTCGTGCGACGTCTTTCGTCGCTCCTGTTGCCCATTTCCCGTTCCTTAACGGGAATCAGATGGGTATTCTTGCTTCGTTAGCAGTGACGAGGTAAAGATGCCTCAACCTGCAACACGAAGTAAGAAAGGACTAGTGCCATGTTCGCAGATCCTGCGGTAGTCACCATCAACTCGGTGGCGTTTAACCTCGTTCGTATCAACCAGGACAAGTATTCTTCGGAATACCTGCTTCGGGCCAGCACGGCCGAGATCTCGCTCGCCATTCGTCATAGCAAGTACGTGGATAAGAAGCGCGGTGTGACAATCGATCGTCACAACTGCGAGCTTATCTCGACGAGCTATGCGGTGGCGCCATCAACGACCAACCTTGTCAGGAAGGTCTACTTCGTGATCGAAAATCAGCAGGGAGATGATCTCTCCACTGCCGTCGACACGGCGATGGGACTGTTCGACTTCTTTACGGAGGCGAACATCACCAAGTTGCTGAACTGGGAGTCTTAAGGGACTTCCAGCCGGCTTAAGCACTCTGCGGCTTGGATCATTTTGGATAAAACCTAATGATGCAAAGCCAAGTGAATGCTCTAGTCCATGTTGTACGCGGCATCCTTACGGATGTCCGTGTAGCGTACCCGGCAATAGAGGGTTTGGATCTCGACTTTGAGAGACTTGCCCTTTACTGTCAAACTCGAGGTATTAGTGTTTTCACACTGGACCTCCCAGCTCTCGATGGGCTGCTTACTGCAGCTCTAGAGACTGGCCGTCTTCGTCTCTCTGGTCCCTTCACTAGAAGGGTTTCCAAGAGAGTCAGGGTGCCGAGATTATTCTCGGGACTCTGGCTACGGGTGTTTGATAGGGATGCCTGTCTTAAGCAGGATGCTGATGAGACTATTATCTTCTTTCTCCGGCAGTTATTCCGG